CCAGTTCCTGCTGGACCTGGACCGCCGCACCGTCGCCCGCTCCATCACCAACGACAACTACACCGTCGTCGGAGCCCGATCGGTTGAAGTGTACGCGGCCGACCCGCTTTCCGCCAACGACAAGAACGCGGACAACTCGGTCCAAATCCAGAACCCGTCCGGCGCGTCGACGCCCATGGCCATGGATCAGGAGAAAGACCTGACCGTCGGCATCCCCTCCGTCGAGCAGTTCCAGACGAGCGTCGACATGCAGCGCAAGTTCCGCGACCGGCAGTCGCAGGCCGGCGCTGAAGACGTCGACGACTTCGTACTGGCCAAGCACACCGACGCGAACATTACGCTGTCGACGACCGCCTCGACCGCTTCCGGCTTTGGCGACGTCGTCCGCAATGCCAAGGTGTCCCTCTCGGACAACAACGTGCCCCGCTCGGGCCGCTTCATGGTCGTCTCCCCGACCTACGCCGACCTGATCGCCGAGGACGCCGGGGACCGCATGCGGATCAACTCGGAAATCGAAGCCGAAGGCTACATCGGCCGGTATCAGGGCTTCGACATCTACGAGTCGACAGGACTCCCGACCGACGCCGACAGCGAGTTTCAGATCTTTGGCCACCGCGAAGCGATCACGCTCGCGATCCAACTGGAGGAGTTCAACCTGGTGCCCAACGCCAGCCAGGCCGTCTACCATGGCGACGTGCTGAAAGGCCTCATGGTCTACGGCGCGAACTGCTTCCTCCCGGATGCCTTGGGCTCGCTTGACGCTGCGCTCCCGTCGTAAGCTTAACGCCTGAGGGCTAAGCATGGAGGCCTCTCTGATGAAGGACACCTGCTCCTTCGCCGGGGGGCCTTCTTCTTAGCTCATCCGCCGCCCTTACACGTCCACGTTTTTCTAATGAGCACACTCCTCTCCCCTGATCAGTACGACCCCTTCCTCCCGGAGGACCTCCGCGCGGCTCCCCGCATCGACCACCACGTGGGCCGGGCCGAGCAGATCGTGCTCGGCCGCTACCGGGAGCCGGCCTACACGCCCATGGCCTTTCGTTTTAGTCAGACGGCCGATGCGCCCGTTCAGCTAGACGGATATGCTGAAACAGCGAGTGGCACCCCGGACCCCGATTCCATGGACGACGGGCTCCTCTTCGCCCTTCGCACCGTCATCGCAGCGGTGGTTCAGCGCGAACTTACGGCGCCCGACACAGACGTCAAACGCTACCGGCAAGGCGAGCGCGAAGTCGAATACATGCAGCGCGCAGAGCGTCCATCTAGCCTCTACGCGCCCCTCCGGCGCTACGACCAGCGCACCCCCTGGCACTAACCGATCTCTTCTCCACGGCTCTTCTTCGCCCCACAGATAGGCACCTCTTCTCATGGCTTGGTTCAACGACACCTTACACGCGGCCGGCGCCGCAATCGGCCTCGATACGGCCTGCACGAACGACGAACTCTACGTCGCCTTCACCTCCGGCGTCACGCCCAACCTGAGCGACGGCGGGCACACGTTCATGGCCGACCTCCTCGGAGCAGGCGGCGTGGTTGAAACCGAAACGCAGCTCACCGGCTGCTCCTACTCGAATCGCACGGTAACTGGCCCCGCCACGGCCACCATCCCCGATCCGGGCGGCGCCACGACGGCCACCTGGGCCGTGCTCTACCACAAGACGGGCAACAACAACACCGCCCGCCTCTACTCGGCCGACGACATCACCGACCTGACGTTCGACGGGACGGACGACGACCTGACCATCGGCTCTCCCATCCTCCGGATTGGCTCGTAAGGCGCCGACGCGACTGAAGTTTACAAAGACCACACCAGACCCAACACACCATGGCCATCCAGATCCTAGACCCTAACGCGACAGGCGGCAAACGTGACCAGACGGCGCAAGAGCAGCAGGAACTTGACGAGCTCACCAAGCTCACGGGCCGCGTCGCGCAGATCGGACGCAGCTTTAGGAGCGCCGTGAAGAACCTGATCCGTTACTACGTCGCCCTGGACTATGGCGACTCCATGGGCGCGGCCGCCGCGGACACCTATCTGACAGCCTCCTCGAGCCGGCCCCGCTCGCGCAAGGTCGGGACGCACCGTGACATCCTGACCGCGGCCTTTAGCCTCGCCGTGCAGGAGGGCGATATGACACAGGCGGAGGCCGATGCGCTCTTGCAGCAGGCGACCGGCGACCCCGACGCGACAACCGTCTCGCCCGACGCGATTACGCCGCTTATCAACAACTGGACGTAGTCTAGTTGACTTATGCCTTTTGCTGTATCGCCTGTAAACGTCAGCCCTACGCCGAGCGCGGGGGTATACCAGACCGTTGATATATCCCCCTACGTCCCCGCTGGTGAAGTCGCCAGTGGGGCGTTGGTATGGGTGCTTGGCACGACCTCAGCGGAGTACGACTACAGGATTCGCAAGAAAGGATCGACCGATGACCGCTCTGGCGTCATCGAGAACGACGACGGGCAAGGCCCCGGCATTACGCAAATCGCCGTTGGCGTCAACGCGGCGAACGAGTTTGAGGTCGAACTCGAAAACAGCAGCACGGAGTTTTGGCTTGTCGGTGTCTACCTGGAGAATGAAGCTGTATTCTTTACAGATGCCGTTCGTATCCCATCGCCAGGCTCGTCATTTACGACTGTAGACCTGTCCGGTGACACGGGCACCGATACGGCCACTATGGCGTTTTACACGGGGCTTCAGGGGACGCAGACGGGCGGTTATTCAGCGCGAGCGGTGGGGGAGCCGGGTGATCGCAACGCAAACCTCTTTGGCAGCGACCTACGTGGGTTTCACATCCCACTCAGCGCGAACGAGCAGTTCGAGCATATCACGGCTACTTGGCTGTCGGCGTGGATTCATGGCTATCATAAAGACTACTTCGTCAAGCGATCGAGTGAGCTAGACGTTACCCCAGCAGGCACCGGCTCGTACGAGCCGATTGACCTGTCCGCAGAGATCCCCCTTGCGGCTAACGGGGTTTACGTCCGACTGTACTCGAACAGCGACAACGAGCACGTCGCTACGGCTCGCAGGGCAGGCAGCAACGACACGACACTGGAGGGCGAAATCTCTACGCAGCAGACCGCGTGGGTGCCTGTCAGCCAAGATGGCAAGATTGAGTACAAGCGCGATAATACGAGCGGTCGTATTGCGCTCATGGGGTATACGACCGACCCCCGAGGGGCTGGCACCACGTACACGATCAGCGGCCAGGTCACCGATGCAGATGGCGGGGGTGGCGTGAGCGGAGGGGCCGTTCGTCTGATCGATCCCTCTGGCGTCCCGCTACTTATAACGACCACGGACGCTAATGGAGGTTATTCGTTTGACATAAACCTCGTTGACAGTGAACTCGGCACGTTTACCGTGCGCGGAGACGCTGACGGTCATCTCAACGACAGTCAAAATGTCACGCTTGGTACGGGCACCACCACCTACACGGTGAATGTGTCGCTTCCCAGCCCCCCGCTTGCAGCGGGTCTGTGGGCATGGTACGACCTGGAGCAGGCGCAAGGTATTGACGCCCACGCGTTTAATGACATGACCGTGGACGTTCCGCCCTCGGTGACGACGGGGTTAAACGGAGACGCCGCGTCATTCGATGGCGTAGACGATCAGCTCCGCCATGAAGGCCCCATCGAGACGAGCTTTACGGGCGACCGCACGTTTGCGTTTTGGTCGAAGGGGAGCGACCGAATGATCCTCGGGAAGGACTCCAGCGACCGGGAGTATCAGTTCCGCGTCGACTTTGGCAGGGCCGAGATTACCCTAAACCTGTTTCATTCGGGCGGCACGATCCGACAGGCAGAGGTCCCGGCCCCGCTAACGACGGGCACCTGGTATCACATCGCGCTGACCTACACGGCATCGACGGATACGTTTGAGTGCTTCGTTGATGGGGTGTCGCAGTTTTCAATCTCGCAGGCCAACCTTGATACATCTAACGGAGGGGCGTTTACCGTTGGGTCGGCGCGTCCCTCCGTGGGCCATGCGGCTGCTGATATGGACAGCTTCGGCATCTGGACGAAGGTGCTGTCGCAGTCAGAGATTGACACGCTCGTGGGCGGCGGACAGGGCACGGGCTATGCGGGGCTTCGCGGCGCGGGTAGCGGCCCGCAGAGCCGAACCATCACCCCGGGGGCGGCCGCTGTCCAAGCAGGTACGCTCAGCGCTGCGCCGCAGCGTGTTACCCGAGCGTACTCCGGGTCAACCGTCAGCGTCTCGGCCGCTTCGTTTACAGCCGCGCCCACCCCTTCCACGCGCTCTATCCCACCCGCTATCGCGGAGGCGATCACAGGCGCCTTATCTGCCGCCGAGGTCACGCCTGACGCGGAAACCAGAACAGTTCCGGGGTCTAGTGCCTCTGTGGTTGCGGGCGCCCTACAGGCTCTGAGAGCCCCCCTGACGCGCACGTTCCCCTCCGCAACGGCCCCCGTCCAGGCCGCCCCGCCCGCCGCGGCTCCTGCCGTCTCAGCAAGGACGTTCTCCCCGGCGGCCGCTGCGGTGCAGGCTGGAACCCTTTCAGTCGGCGCGGCCCCGCGCACCCGCACGCTCGGCGCGGCGGCTGCGCCCGTCCAAACCGGAGCGCTCTTCACACAGCGTGCGGCCCAGTCTCGGCTGCTTGGCCCCTCCACAGCTGCCGCCACGGCAGCGCCCGTCGGCCGAAACCAGGCGCGGGGCCTTCGCGTCCTGCCAGGCGCCACGGCAGACACAAGCGCGGCGACGCTTACGCCCGGGCCCGCCCGGCAGGTCCGAGAGCTTCCGCTTACAGCGGCCCCTGTGTACGCCGGGACATTATCGCTTCGGGGAGCGCCGCTTCGCCTCACGATGGAGAGCAGCGCCACACCCGTGATCACCGGGACGCTTTCGGTCGACCCCTCGGGGCAGCTCAGGACACTACCCGGCGTCCAAACTGGCGCATCGGCCGCCGTATTATCTGCATCTGCGGACACCGCCCGCCGCACCGTAAAGACGTCCACCGCCGGGGCCGTGGGCGCGGCGCTGACCGTGACGAAAAGCGCGCTCCAGCCCCCTCCTCCATCTTCGTTTGTTCGCTACGACTGGCCGGACCTCTCTATCCCCAGTATCCGCTGGCCACGTAATTAGGCCCCCTCGCCATGTTCACCAACGCCCGCATCCGCGTTCGCCGCACCGAAGGCACCCGCGGCCCCGGCGGCTTTTCCTCCGAGAGCGCCCCGCTCATTCTCGACAAGCCTTGTGACTACCAGTCCAGCTCCAGGCTCCTTCAGCGACTGCGCAGCCTACACGAAACGGCCGACGGCGCCGTGTTCGTGGATGGGGCCGCAAAAGCACGCCCGGGCGATGACGTGGAGCTTGTCCGCGCCCACGGCCGCGTCTTGGAAGGCACCGTCGAAGCCGTGGACGAGCTCAGCGAGATGCTTGTGATCAGCACGGCCTGACCGCCTCGCACCGTACTACTTACATACCACACGCCACCTGTCTTTCCCATGATCACGTCCACCGCCTCCGAGCTTGCTAGGCGCGCCCCTTCGCTCTTCGAGCAGTTCGAGGAGCAGGTCCGTGAGGAGCTCGCCCGTACCCGGCGCGAGGCGCTAGGCGAAGCGAAGCGCCGCAGCCCCGTTGATACCGGCGCCCTCCGCGCCAGCATTCGTATCGATGAAGACGCCGTCGTGGCAGACGCCGACCACGCCATATACGTGCACGAAGGCACCATCTTTATGGAAGCCAATCCCTTTCTCGAAGAAGCCGCCCGACAGGCGCTGCGTAACAGCATCCGTAGGCTCACCCGGTGACCACCGACGCGCTACTTACTGCCCTATATGACACGCTGGACGGCCAGAC